CGGTCGAGCCGGTTTTCGGCCCGTTGATGCAACACTTTGCCAACCGTGTTGGTACTTACCCACAACTACGAGCCCAGGCCACGACCAAGGCGGACGTGGGCCTTGGAAACCTGCCGAATGCGAAAAGTGATGATCCGGCGAGCAACAGCAGCGAGATCCTCGCCACCACGGCCGCACTGAACCACCTCAACCAACAGATCAGCGATTCGCTGGTGGGCATGGTGGCGGCTTTCGACATGGCCAGCGCGCCCCCGGGTTGGCTCAAGCGCAACGGCGCCAACGTGTCGCGCACCGCCTACGCCAAGTTGTTTGCCGTAATCGGCACCCGTTACGGCGCCGGCGACGGCAGCACCACCTTCAACGTGGGCGACAGCCGCGGGCTGTTTACGCGGGGCCTGGATGACGGGCGCGGCGTTGACCCGAACCGTGACCTGGGGTCAATACAGGCTCCAGCAAACCTGCATCACACCCACGGAGGTGTCGCAGATAGTGCAGGCGGTCACGCTCATTATTCGGCGGCTGGCAGTGGCGGTAGCGTCACCGTGAATTACGGCAGTGAGATCAACGTCGCGCCGACCGGCAACACCACCACCGGTGCCGCCGGTGTTCACCAGCACACCTTAACCATCTATGGCGATGGTGACACCGAATCCCGTCCGATCAACGAGGCGTTGCTGGTCTGCATCAAGTATTGAGAGCCTTTATGAACACGAAAATCGTCTACCAGACCAACCCGCTGGGCCTGTATGTCGGGCCGATCGAGGCCGAAGAGTCGCCGCTGGAACCCGGGGTGTTTCTGATCCCCGGCGGCTGTGTGCCGGTGCCGCCACCGGCGGACATTCCGGAGTTCAAAGCCGCCTGTTGGAGCGGCAAGACCTGGCAGCTGCTGGATTACTTCAACGGCTTGATCGTCTACAACACGACCAACCGAGAGCCGTTGACCTTGACCGGCGTCGGCCCGATCCCCAACGGCTACACCACCCAGCGCCCGGAGCCGGACCAGCTCTGGAAGAACGGGCGCTGGGTCGATGACCTCGACACCCAATTGGCCAAGCTGCACACGCTGAAACTTGAGCTGATCAACGACGGCTGCGCCGCCTACATCGTGTCGGGGTTCACCTCCGACGCCCTGGGCGACACCCACGACTATGACAGCGCGCTGCAAGACCAGGTCAACCTGACCGGGATGATCCTCAGCGGGTATGAGGGGCTCTGCGCCTGCACCGACACCGCAGGGGAAAAGGCCTTTCGGGAACACAGCGCCGCACAGCTGCACCGGGTTGGCCAGCACCTGGTGATGTTCAAACAAAGCGCCCTGCAACAGGCCGAAGCCCTGAAAAGAGATCTGGCCCAGGCACTGGTCGACAAAGACCTGGTCGCGATGAAAGCCATTGAATGGAGTCCGCCGGCATGAGCTGGGCAGCGGTGACCATGCGCTGGCCGGCGCAGGCCACCCAATGGCTTGAAGGGTTGGACGTGGCCAAGGGCTTGGCCAGCGCCGAGTTGGTCAGCACGGCCTTGCGCCTCGGCGATCTGGACGGGCTGGCCACCACCGCGCCGGGACCGGTGGCCGGTGCCGCCCAAGCGGCGATCGCCACCGGCCGTGCGGCCATGGCCGAGCAGCTGGGCCAGGCGCCGGCGTGCCTTGTGGTGACCCCGTTTCAACGGGGTGTGGGTCAGGGCCGTGGCTATCAGCGCTTTCTGTCTGCGCCCAACCTGGTGCAAGTGCTGGCCGACAAACTGCTCGACACCTCTGGCACGGCGGTTGTGGCCGGCGAGCAGCACGCCCTGGTGGTGCTGTTTCTGTCGATGCGTTTCGATCAACTGGCCGACACCCTGTCACGCTTCAACGCGTTGTTGCCGGTACCGGAGCTGCTGCGCACCGAAAAGCGTGCGCGTCACCTGTCCCTGCTCGAGGCGCAAAAGTGGGAATTACCCGGCACCGGCTCGTCACTGGGCTGGGGCACTCTGCCGTTGGAGCGCTGCACCATCACCAAGGCTTCAAGGCAGTCGCTGTCCAGCCAACTGGCGGTGCTGGAAGGCTACACCGCCGACAGTTCGCCGCTGGCTGATCTGACGGCTTTGGCCGCGCGCAAGGTGGCCCATAGTGCCGCCTGCGATCAGCAGTTGAAAGACCTGCAGGAGCAGTTGGCCAACCCCACACCGGACGCCAGCATGCTGACGCTGATGCTTGGTCCGGGGCAACCGGCCGAGCTGCGCCGCGCCTTGCTCGCGCAAACCTCGCCGGGGCATGAATGGGTGCTGTGCGCCGGGGTGATGCTGGTCGGCCCGCTCGAAGCGCTGAGTTTTGTTCAGGAGCTGGTGGGCCTATGACGCTGTTGCTCGATGGGCAAAAAATCAATGGCAAGGCGCTCAAGGTCACCGCCAACGTGCGAATCGACAGCGAAGACATGTCCGGGCAGACCAGCAACACCGACAGCGCGCACAAGGGCTTCAAAGCCAAGGCGCTGACCGTGTCGCTGATGATTCCCTACCGCGACGAACTGCACCTGGCCGAGCTGATGCGCCTGGTGGAAGCCACCGACGCCGGCGGACAGCTCAAGACCTATCGGGTGGTCAACAACACCGCTCGGGCCTTCGGCGTGCGTCAGGTGGAATTCAGCGACAGCGTCAGCGTGCGCGAAGACGAGATCCTCGCCGCCTGGCGGGTGCAATTCACCCTGACCGAAAAACTCTCGAACCCCGAACGGGTCGAAACTCGCCGCCCGGAAAACAGGGTTCAGCAACAGAGCGGCACTGGCGCCGGGGTGGCGGATCCGTCGGTTACGGCTGACGGCGAATCCGCCGGCGCTACCGAACTGAGCGGCTTTGAAGGCATCTTGAAACGCATGGACGATTACTTGGGACCGGCGTCATGAAACTGCACAAAGTATTGAGCATCAATGGCGAACGCTACGACCTGGTCAGCGATGAAGTCCGTCTGGACCTGCACACTCCGGGGCGGGCCAGCTTCGTGGTCAAGGCCGGCAAGCCGATCAAGGGTCTGGTGACGCTCGACGTCGGTTACAACGACAAACCGCTGCAGCGGCACTTTGTCGGGTACATCGAGCGCAGCACCACGGCCAACCGCCTGGAGCAGATCCTGCTCTGTCGGGAAGTCGCCGCCATCCTCGACCATCCGTTGCCCATGGGTTTACGCCACGTCAACCTGAGCGAAGTGCTGATCGAGGTCAGCAAGCACACCGGGTTGCGCTTTCGGGTGCCGGACGCCGATTACGCCAAGACCAAGGCACCGTACTTCTACTCGCTGGCCACCGGCATTCAGACCATGGACAGCCTGGGCCAGGTGTTCCGGATCCCCGACTTCATCTGGCATCAGCAGGGTGACGGCGAGGTGTATGTCGGCAGTTGGGCCGACAGTTTCTGGGGCGACAAACCGCCGCTGCAACTGCCGGTGGAGTTGTTCGACAACTACCAGGGCAACCGCAGCGCCACCGTCGCTGCCCTCCCGGGCCTGCGACCCGGCGCCACCATCAACCAGGGCGAGCGCATCACCGCTGTGATCCTCACCGGCACAGAGATGGCCATCAAATGGAAGACACCGTAACCCGCATCGTCGAGCGCCGTTTTCCGGAGCTGACCGGCAACTACCACCTGCCACGCTTTGCCCGCGTCCTGGGCGTCTCCGACGCGCCGGCGCAAAGTGGCTTGTGTGACGACTTTCGCCCGCGCTATGCCGTGGACCTGGAAGTATTGGGGCCGGACGACGAACCCGACCCGGGCATGCCGCACCTGCTCAGCGTGGCCTTGCCCGTGCCGGCCGGCGCCGACGAGGCGGGCTTTTTCGGCTTCCCGGGCGAAGGCACCACGGTGGTGGTCAGCTTTGCCTACGGCCTGCCGAACAAGCCATTCATTCTGCAAATCCTGCCCAATGGCCTGAGCCTGCCGAAAGTCCCGAAGGGCGACCAGCTCTGGCAGCACAGCGAAGCGGTGCAACAGCGCGCCGACGCCGAGGGTAACTGGACGCGGCTCACCGACGCCAAGATCACCGACCAGGCCAGCGAACGCCAGGTCGAAGCCTTGGACAACGCCGAGCACTACCAGAGCAGCAGCATCAGCATTGACGACCACAGCACCGAGTCGGTGGGGGGGATCAAAACGATCGAGGCCCTGGGCACGCTCAAACTGCTGTCCGGCGGATCCGCCAGCCTGGCCGCCGTCGACGACCTACACCAGGCCACCGGCCGCGACCTGAACCTGGTAGTGGGGCAGAAGCTCAACACCACAGTGGGTGGAGACATGCAGGAGAAGATCAGCGGCCTACGGCGCAGCGTGGCCGAAAAGACCTGGTTGGGTTCCGAGGGCGTCAATGCGTTGCAGATCCTGTGCGATCTGGTTGACCTGGTAGAGGCGATGAATACACAACTTGCAGGGCACACCCATGTGCCTGGGCCTGCACCGAGCCCGACCGATGCGGCGGGATTCACAACCAACGCAGGCAAAGCCACGCTGCTAGCTGCCCAGTTGAAGCCGATCACAGGATAAAAAATCCCGTCAATAGACGGGATTTGTTTTCCTGAATCAGTTACTTGAACAACTCGGAGTGACTGCCAAGATCGGTAAAGGTAATCAGGTCGGTTCGTGAGTGCTCATAGACCAGCAGAAAATCACCACCGATGTGACATTCCCGAAAGCCATCCCAATCACCCGTCAAAGAATGATCCAGATACTCAGCGGGTAGCTGCTCTCCAAGAAACAGCATCACCATCACTTTGCGAACTTCATTCATATCGCGGCGACCAGCGCGCTTATAGCGTTCCCACGATTTCTTGAATTCAGGGGTTTGCGCGCACTGCTTTGGAATGTCAGCGCGTTTCTGCTTTTTCTCCGGCTTCGCCATCAGCGTCCCTTAGCATTTCATCTATCGAGTCAAACCGACTGCGAATCTCACGCGCCTGCACCATTGCTCGAGCGGTTTTCTCCGAAGGCACACGCACCTCGAAAGGCAGCCCTTGCGTTGTCACTACCTGACGAAGGAAGAGACGCATAGCGTCACTGATACTCAGACCGCAGGCATTCAACACCTCAGTGGCGCGATTCTTCAGATCCTCATCAATGCGGCAACGCACATCCGTGGTTTTCAATACAGCAGCCATGTTAACACCTCCATAGTGTTTTTGTAGCGCGTTTGTAGCTACAAATAACTATACGCCTGCGTATGGGGGTCGCTCAAGCGATCTTTTTTACCGCGAGGTAACAACGCGACTAACGGTCGGCCCACTCGCGAAGAGACCTTTCGGGCAACGCTACGGGAAAATTCACGCGCCGAAGAAGGCGACGGCAGGAACGCACTTTTCCCCCTCCCGCCGACGGGCCTTGCACAATTTTTTTGCGAAAAGTTTTGTGTGATGAAAACACCCCTCCCGGCCAAGCTGGCTGCGGGCCTTGGTGGGTTAGAGCCTTTTTCTCAGTTGGAAGCGTTTTTCAGTTTTTGGAAAAAAACTGAACACAGCGCACCTGGTGGAGCGCAGACAGCGAAAAAAGAAGAGGCCCGGATTAGAGGGGTAGAAAATTGAAAAACGTGGGGAAGGGAGGATTTTCCAAAACTGCACGCCAACTTTTGGGTATGCAATTTATTAAACTAGGCGGGGAGCGTTGCGAGGCTGTGGCACTTATGGTTAAAGGGCTACAGGGGTTTTGCAGGGTGAGTTGGTGATTTCATTTTCTTTCGCAGTGAAAACTGTCTGTTTGGTGTTGGCTGCCATGGGTGAGGCCAAACATAAAGTGTCCAAAAAGTGTCCATTTAGGCGACTAAAATAGGGGATGCATTCCCCTCAAATCGTGACAAAAACCAACAAACACTGACAAAACACAATGAATACAGGGCATTTTTCCGGGCTCATAATCCTTTGGTCCACGGTTCAAGTCCGTGTGGGCCCACCAAACAAAAAAGCCGCGCAAATGCGCGGCTTTTTCGTACCTGCGATTACCCCCTACTCAGGCAACGCATAAGCAATCACATAATCCCCACGATCCGTCGACTGACGCGCACCACCCACCGTCAGCAGGATGTACTGCTTGCCAGTCTTGGGCGAAACGTAGGTCATCGGCCCTGACTGGCTACCCACCGGCAAACGCGCCTTCCAGATCTCATTGCCATTGCCGGTATCGAACGCACGCAGGTAAAAATCCTGCGTCCCGGCGAAGAACAGCAACCCCGACTGGGTCGCCAGCGAAGCCCCCAGCGTCGGCATGCCAATCGGGATCTGCAAGTGCATGCGAATACCCAGCGGGCCGGTGTCTTGCACGGTGCCGACCGGGACTTGCCACATCAATTTGTGGGTCTTGAGGTCGATGGCGGACATTGTGCCAAACGGTGGTTTTTGACATGGAATGCCGGCCGCCGAGAGGAAGCGTTCGCGCATCGCACCAAACGGCGTGCCTTCCTGTGGCACAACACCCATTTCAATACCACTGGCCCCGGCGGCGATCTTGTTGCGCGGGATCATGTAGTTGGCGAGGCCGAGGCGCATGTCGTTGACGAACATGTAGTTGGTGTTCGGGTCCACCGAAACACTGCCCCAGTTCATGCCACCCAACGAGCCAGGGAATTGCAATGCGCGATCAAGACCTGGCGGGGTGTAGACGCCTTCGTGGCGCATGCCTTTGAACTGGATGCGGCACATCAGTTGATCGAACGGCGTCGCGCCCCACATGTCGGACT